GTCATCGACCCTGATTCTGGGATTGACATGAGAAATTTAGATACTTTAAAACCTCATACAGATCCTGCTGCTGCAAATGTGCTTTTGATGATTGATGGCCCTGTGGCTGTAACTAATGGCACAGTCTTTTATACCAAAAGAAAAGATGAGGATATGAAAGATTTAGATATACATATTGGATTTCAACCTAATAGAGCTGTATTTTTTCCCTCAGACATGACACATGCTGCTAATGTAAGTCCTGTAAAAGATATGAGAAGATATACATGCACATTGTTTCTATGGCAATATACTGATCAATGGGGTAAAAAATATTATTATGATAGAGATAAAGAATGTTTGACCATAAAATAACCGAACTGAAATATCACATGGATGGTCTAATGCCAAAAGCTATATGTGATAGTTTAATTAATTTTTTTGAAACCAAAAAATACTTATCTGAGACTGAACAAAGTTATAAATTTAAAGAAAAACAAAATGTAAAAGATAATTTTAAATGTATTAATTTATCTCATTTTGTGCAGTTTGATGCGTCTTTTAAAAAACCTTTTGATATTATACGAACTTACTTAAGCATAGTTTTACAAAATTATGAAATGCATTTAAATAAAAATATATGCCCAACATTTGAGAATAAATTTTTTTTAACAACCACACATAATATTAGAATACTTAAATATGAAGAGGGACAATATATTAAAGACCATTCTGATTTTAGTGTAGTTAACAGAGCGTCTTGCACTATAAATTTAAACGAAGGTTATGAGGGCGGTGAATTTAGATTTTTTGATGGACGTGTAAAATGTTCGTTTAAAACTGGAGATGCTATGATATTTCCAGCAGAACCTATATGGATTCATGGTACAGATCCTGTAACTAAAGGAACAAGATATTGCATTAATTGTTTTTTAGGGCCTCAATGAAGCTGTATTATTCTGTTCCTGGAAAAATTTGGTGGATACATAATTTTTTAGATCAAAATATGTATAAAGGTATACATGATGCTATTATCAAAGAACGAAAACAAATAAATTTACATACCTCAAAAGGTGTTTGGGAAGAGGGTCTTATAGAAAGATTAAACCCACCTCTAAGAACAAGTGTTAGTAATTACCAACCTTTTGAAAAATTAAAAACATTAGTAAAGCACAATCCTTTTTTTCAATTTGAAGACGTTGCTAAAATGTCTACCAACATTCATTATATGAAAAAAAGCTCAGGTATTAACTGGCATAACGATGGCAGTTGGAAATATGGTGCTACCTATTACATTAATAATAAATGGAATGCTAACTGGGGAGGTGAGTTTATGTTTGCAGACTCTACAGCACATGGGTGGTTGCCTTTAAAAGGTAATTCAATTGTTATTATAAAATCACCATTTCAACACAAAGTTAACCCTGTTCTAACAGATATTATGCCTAGAATTAGTGTGCAAATCTTCATGAAGTGAAATAGATTTCAATAATCTATTATGGTATAATTACGGATGCCTTTAACAAGTGTACCAATACAACCAGGATTTAATAAGCAAGTCACTGAAACAGGTGCTGAGGGTCAATGGGTTGATGGAGATAATGTAAGATTTAGATACGGATTGCCTGAGAAAATAGGTGGATGGTCTCAGCTTACAACATCAACATTAGCAGGAAATGCAAGACATCAGCATATGTGGACAGATTTAGATGGTAGAGTTTATGCTGCGATAGGAACAGATAAATGTTTATTGGTTTATTATTCTAATACGTTTTATGACATTACACCGCTAGCTGCAACAATATCAGGAGGGACTTTTACTTCTGTAAATGGTTCTGCAACTGTTACAATTAATATATCAGGAACTAATCTTAATGCAGGTGATTATATTATTTTAGACTCGGTAACGTTACCTGGTGGTGGAGCAACAGGATTTTCAACTACAGATTTTGATGGTGTGGTATTTGAAGTACAATCATCTACGTTTACATCATTAGTTTTAACTATGCCATCTACTGAAACAGGAACAGGTATGACTGCTGCTGGTGCTGTATCTATAAAACCCTATGTTGATTTTGGTCCTGCAACTCAGACATTTGGATATGGATGGGGCACAGGTCTTTATGGTGGTAGTGTAACAAACCCTATTCAAACAACTTTAAATGGTGCTCTTAATGCAGATACAGCAGGGACAGGTGGTTCAGGAACTAGTATAACATTGACATCAGTTACAGGTTTACCAACATCGGGCGTTATATTGGTTGATAATGAGTTAATTACCTATAGCGGTATTTCAAGTAATGATTTAACTGGTATAACAAGAGGGGCTAACGGAACAGCGACACCGGGCACCTCAAACGGACAAGCACATTCCAATGGTGCCACTGTTACTGATGCACAAAACTTTACAGGATGGGGCACAGCTTCTGGAACTTCATCTGTAATACTTGAACCTGCTAATTGGTCATTAGATAATTTTGGACAACAACTTATAGCCACTGCAAAAAATGGCAAAACATTTTCTTGGAATCCTATTAATGCTAATAATGCCGCTTTAACTACTAGAGCCGCAGCACTGTCTGGTGCTCCAACTGCATCTGTAGCATCAATTGTTTCTGAAAGAGATAGACATTTAATTATATTAGGAACCGAAACAACAATAGGCACAACTACAACACAAGACAAATTATTTATTAGATTTTCAGATCAAGAAGACGCCACTAACTATTCACCTACCTCAACTAATACTGCTGGAACTTTTAGATTAGATAGCGGCACTAAAATTGTTGGGGCAGCAAAAGCAAAAGATTATATTTTAATTTTAACAGATACTGCTGCATATGTTATGCAATTTGTTGGTCCTCCTTTTACATTCTCTATTCGACAGGTTGGCTCAAACTGTGGAGCTATAGGTCAGCACTCAATTCAATATGTTGATGGGGCAGTTTATTGGATGGGTCAAGCAGGTGGTTTTTTTGTTTATGATGGAACAGTTAAGTCATTACCATGTTTAGTAGAAGATTTTGTTTTTACTACAGGTGGAGATAATCTTGGTTTACAGTTTACTAGTGGTGAAATTGTTTATGCTGGTTATAATACCTTGTATTCTGAAATCAATTGGTTCTATCCAAAATTTGGATCTGTGAACATTGATAGAGTCGTAACATATAATTATCAAGAACGTGTTTGGACTACTGGGTCATTATCAAGAACAAGTTATTATGATGCAACACTTTTTGATAACCCATATGCAACAGAGTTTAATTCAACTGGTGTACCTACATTTCCTGTTATTCAAGGGATTACAAACAATCGAGGAGCTACGACATACTACTCTCATGAAGAGGGCACTAATCAAGTGGCTGCAAACGGCACCTCTACAGCAATTGTTTCTTTTATTAAGTCGGGAGATTTTGATTTAGATGTTGAGGGTAATGGTCAATTTTTTATGAGTATGAGAAGGTTTGTTCCCGATTTTAAAGTATTAACTGGTGATGCTAAAATATCAATATTACTTAAAGATTTCCCAGTAGACAATGAATCATCCTCTCCTCTTGGACCCTTTACAATCAACAGTTCAACGACTAAAGTAGATACTAGAGCTAGAGCTAGATTTGCTAGTTTAAGAGTAGAAAACACTTCAGTAAATCAAAGTTGGAGATACGGAACTTTTAGAGCTGATACACAACCAGATGGACAAAGATAATGAATGACAAAAGACAACAATACTCTGCACAACAAACACAAACAGGTAAATCACCTGGAATGTCGACAGCAAAAAGACCAGGTAGTAAACCATCTGATAGCGGACGTAGACAACAAGAAGCTTTTTTAAAAGCAAATCCACCTGCAACATTAAACGTTTTAAGAAGAGAAGGAGTGCCAATGGTTCCTTTTGGGATTCCAGGTGGCCAAGCGATGAATATTTTAAAACCTTACAGAGATCAAATATTAGGATTTAATATAGATTATTTCTCAGATTTAAAAAACAGAACACAAAACGATCCTAATAGAAATATAAATAATTATGAAAGATCAGCAGCTGGGTATAAACAGTATATGGCAGACAGGTTATCAGGTAAGATTGATGCAGCTGGTAATTTACTTAGAGGTGGACAAGACAATGATGCAGGTATCATGCCATTATTAAATGATCCTAATTTACAAAACCCTAATATGAATATGATGAATCAAGGTATAGGATCTTTAATTGGTGCACCACAAGTAATTAATAATGAATATATTTATGGTTTACCAATGGGCTTCATGAGATAATGGCAAAAATAGACATATACATTCCAGAGCCTAAACCACAGTATGATGAGTCTAATCAAAGACAAATATTAGAGGCATTAGATACATTAAAAAATCAATTAAATTTTTCTTTTCAGTTTGATCTAAAGGAAGAACAAGACACTTTTAATTTTTTCTTACAATGACAATAAGATATCAAAACGCAGGTATAAATTTATCAACCACTGGAACAACAAGTGTTGTTACTTGTCCAACAGACGGAACTATTTTAATAAAACAAATACAAGTTAATAATGGCTCTAGTGGTGGTGTAAATCTAAACGTTCAGGTTACTGATACATCAGCAGGTGCAACATTTAGAATTTTTAATGAGTCATTATCAGGAAGTGTTACTAAAGATATAATAAATAATACATTAGTTCTTGAAGCGGGTGATATTTTAAAAATGACAGCAGGAACAGCAGATGAACTTCAGGGTATTGTATCTTTTGCGTTATTAGATAGATCACAAGAAAATGGCTAAACGTAAATTTGTAAATTTTACTCCAAGGCCAAAACCAAGAAAGAGACCTAGAAGGCATAAGAAAAGACTTTCAAAAGGTGAAAAAAGAGATTATAAGAAATACAATAGACAAGGGAGGTCATAATGGCAATACAAAGAATACCTGCAAAAGCTGTTGAGATTGTTAAAAACAAAAGAACAGGTAAAGTCTATGCAGATAAAGCTGAGTTTGATGCAGATGTTGCAGATCCAAACACAGATACAGTCGCAGATGATTTTAGACAGGATTTAGAAATTACAGTTGCTAAACTTACGCTTTTTGGTAAAACCAAAGACGAATGAAACCACGTGGCGGGACAGAACTACAACTAGAGCTGTTGCATAAATACTGTAAAAAAGAATTATTAGATCAAGTAAATATCTGTACGTCAATCCCTGGTAAAGTGCCTATAGTAAAAGATAAGTTAAATATTCTCTGGCAAAAAAATTCTTATGATCAACCAAACTTACAAGAATTTTTTGGCGACCAAAGCCGACATGATGAATATGATTGGTACATATTTAATTCTCATTGGAACTACGAAAAATTTAGATATTTTTTCAGAATACCACAAGATAAATCCATGGTTATTAAAAATGGTGTAGAAAATTTTCCAAAACGTAAGCCTTATAAGAAAGGCGAAAAAATAAAAATATTATATAACTCTACTCCTTGGAGAGGATTAAATGTCATGTTGGGTGCGATGCAGTTTGTTAAAAATCCTAACGTTGTATTGGATGTTTATTCTTCAACACAAATCTATGGAGATTACTTTGAGAAAGTAAATAAAGGAAAATACGATCCTCTTTTTGATCAAGCAAAAAAATTAAAGAATGTAAATTATATTGGATACAAACCTCATGAATATATTATGGAAAACATCAGTGATTATCAAATATGGTGTCACCCTAGTTGTTGGGAGGAAACATTTTGTATAGGGGCTTTAGAAGCCATGGCAGCTGGTATTTATATGATATGTACAAATTATGGTGCATTGTATGAAACTTGTTCTGAATGGCCAGTGTATGTAAACTACACGCAAGATTATGTGAAATTAGCACAAACATTTGGACAAGCTATTGATATGGCATGTAAACAAATTGGAGAGGACTATCTTGAGGAGCATTTAGATGCTCAACAATTACATGCTAAAAGATTTTACGATTGGAAAAAAAAGGGCGGAGAGTGGGAAATATTTTTAGAAGGAGCTTTAAATGCAAAATCTTGATGAAGATGAATTAATCAAACCAATATGGGTTGATAAAAAATCAAAGGGCATATCACCTTATAGATTATTTGTAGCCACACCATGTCATTCAGAGGTGTCCTTACATTATGTTCAATCACTTTTAGACATATCAAGAATGTGTCACTCTAATAGAATACATGTAGAATTTTGTATACTTAAATCGTCATTAGTAACACAAGGTAGAAATTTATGTGTTTCTGGTTTTTTAGAATCAGATTGCACACATATGCTTTTTATAGACTCGGATATAAATGTTAAAGCTAAAACTGTTGCCAAGATGCTCCAGGCAGAGAGAGAACTTATATCTGTGCCATATCCACTTAAAGCTTTTGTATGGGATAAAGGTTTAGATGAAATAAAACAAGGAAATGTAAAAAAACCAGAGGATCTAGAACAAATATTTAATAGCTATCCAATGAAAGTCATAGATAAAGATGATATAAAACTAACCGATGGTATTATAGAAATAACACATGCCCCTACTGGATGTATGTTAATTAAGAGGTCAGTTTTTGATAAATTAATAGATAAATACCCAGAGCGAGAGATACGTCAAAACACAGTCATTAATAGTAAATTAGTATTAAGAAAGCATATGTGGAATTTTTTCGACACTTTACATGATCCAATAGAAAAGACTTATCTTGGTGAGGATTTTGCCTTTTGTAAACTATGGAAGGACATAGGCGGTAAATGTTACGCTTATGTTTTAGATGAGATTGTCCATGTTGGAGAGCATCAGTATAAAGGTAAGTTTGTCGATGAGTTGATATTACATAAGTAAAATGGTAATATCGAATATTTAGATCTAAAAGGAGAATTATATATGTCATTTGCTGCTTTACTTCCATATGCTTTAGGTGCCATCGGAGCAGTTCAAGGATTTAGATCAGCAAGAGATTCAGGAGCTTCAGGTATAGGCTCATTAATATCAGCAGGTCTTGGTGGTTTTGGTGGATACTCGATGGGTGGTAGCCTTGCAGGTTTACTACCAGGTACAACACAAGCAACATTAGGACGAGAGATTGCTAGTCGAGGTGCATCAAATTTTTTAACAAGAGGAACTAACCCAATGGCTGAACGTATGAGAGGTAAGATGGGCTCACGAATAATTAGTTTAGGCCAAGGCGGAGGTGAAGGTTCAGGTGGTGGATTAAGTAATGTATTAGATTTTTTCAAAAAAGCTGATGGCACAGGTTATGATCCGTTAAAAGTAAGTCTTGCAGCTGGAGCTGTGCCTTTATTGGCAGGAGCTTTTGATCAAGCACCTGTCGATATTTATCAACCAGGTTACAACGTTGGTTACTTAGAGATGAGAGATAAAAGACCAGGTTTCAAATATATCGATCCTGAAACAGGACAAGAGAAAGAATACGAAAGAGTTTACGCACCAGAAGAACAAGCTAAAGATGCTAGAAGATTAGGTAACTTGTCTTTGAACGTCACTAGATTAAATACTGGTGGTATTGCACAAATAAAAAAATTCAACGAAGGTGGTGTAAACTATTTACCTTCAAAAGTTTCACATGATGAAAATGATTCTAACAACTACGTAAGAGCAAGTGGTTATGTTGAAGATGGATCAGGAGCAGGTGATAAAGACGAGGATACAATGTTAGCTCAATTAGCAGACGGAGAGTTTGTAACGAGAGCAGATGGAGTATTAGGTGCTGGAATCATAGCTGGAGGAAATCCAAACAGCATGAAAGACATGAGAGAAAAAGGTGCCCAATACTTCTATGAACAACAAAAACGATATAAAAGAGTTTTTGATTTATTGAAGGAGAAGAATGGGGACAGTCAGCAAAAAATCAATTAAACCATTAGTAAGTGTTCTACCTATAGAGCCAAAAGACATTGATAGATTTTGGCCTTTAGCTGAGTTTATGGTAGCTGAAGCTTTGGCTTTCTCAGGTAAGTATGCAGACTCAAGTTACATTTTTAGAGAATTAAAAAAAGATATTATGCAATGTTGGATTATGTTTGGCTCAGATGAAACAGAAGAAAACAAAGTGTTTGGAGTTTGTGTAGGAAGAATAGCAGAGCTACCTAACTATAGACAATATGAAATAGTTATTTGCACTGGAAAAAGAAGAGAGTATTGGGAAGATCAATTAGTGAAAGAGATAACAGAGTTTGCAAAACATAATGCATGTAAAAGATTAAGTATAATGGCAAGACCTGGTTGGGAAAGAGTTTCAAAAAAATGGGGCTGGCAAAAAAGACATGTACAACTAGAGAAATGGATAGATAAATGAGTTTTTTAGGCGGAGGTAGATCAAGAACACCAAGCACACCATCAACGACTACACAAATAGTTCGTGAAGCACCTGGTATAGAAGAACGAAAACTAGAATTGATGGATATAGCGAGACAGGTCGCTCAAAAACCTATTAGTCTACCTTCAATTCAAGTTGCACCATTATCACAATTAGAACAACAAGCTACTAGATTAGCAGGACAAACTGGTGTTGGAGCAGGGACAACGGCTCAGGGAATAGCACAATTACAAGCAGCGGCAGCAGCTCCTAACATACAACAATTTTTTAATCCTTTTGATCAATTTGTTACAGGTGAAATACTAAGACAAGGACAACAAATGCAAAATCAATTGTCTGCACAAGCAGTGGGTAGTGGAGCTTTTGGTGGCGGTAGAGAAGGTGTGCAACAGGCAGAATTACAAAATAGAATTTTATCTAACATAGGAAGAGCAAGACAACAAGGTTTTGGCACTGCATTACAAGCTGCACAAAATCAACAAAGAACACAAGCTGCTGTTGGTCAACAATTGTTAGGTGCTGGTCAACTTCAACAACAAATGGGACAACAAGATATTTCTCAATTAATGGCTGCTGGAGGTGTTCAAAGACAACTTGCACAAGCTGCTTTAGATGCACAAAGACAATCTACATTACAACAACAATTTGAACCATTCCAAAGAGCAGAATTTTTAGCAAACTTATATGCTGCTGGTCCTAAAACACAATCAGGTGTAACCATGGGTACGGCACCAACAACAAGTCCTTTAGCTCAAGCGGTAGGTACAGGGATAGGAGCATTCACAGCGTTCCAAAATACAAAGTAGGAGGGTAAATGTCATTAAACAAAGTTTTAAATAGACCATTGTTTAGGCAAAAAGCCCTAAAGAAAGGTTATCTTACACCAATACGTGCACAATTAGGAACTATGGTTGGGCCTACAATGGATGTAAGCACTGGCCCTCAAAGATTTCCAATGATTAATGTGCCACAACCAAAACCTTTAAGTATGACTAGAAGATTTTTTAATACAGTTGGTCGAGGTGTTAGAGGTGCATTCGGTTTACCCTTTTTACTAGGTTCAGGAGTCACTTACGGAGCTTTGGATAGATCAGATCCAGAAGGTAATTTACCAGAGTCTGTAAAATTAGGTTTATCAGGACTAGGTGGTGCAGCAGCTACTAGACTTCCAGGTGCGGCAGCCCTTGGTAGCATGGGTATAGGACCTCAAGCAGTATTATTTGGAACAGGAGCTTTAATACAAAACAGAATAGCAGCAGGTAGAAAAGAACTTGAGAGAATCGAAAAAATGTCTCCAGAAGAAAGAAAAAGGTTTGAAATAGAACAAAGAAATAAAGCATTTAATTATTTTGACGGAGGTGTAACAGATCAAGAATTATTTGGAGCTGACGCAGATAAAGTAAAATTTGTAAGTCCTGCTACAGAAGTTAGACAACAAGTATCAACAAAAGGTAAAAAAGGTGGTGGTAGATTAAATGTAGACAGATTAACAGAGCCAGAAAATGAATCTGAAATTGCTAAAGGCACTGTAGATATAGATAAAGTAATTAAAAACAATCTTGATGAAGGTGACTTAGCGATTGATGAAATGAAAATAGAACCACCAAAATCACCGACTGAAATTAAAACTGCAAAAAAAGAAGAAGAGAAAAAAACTGATACTGTCGGTGCTACAACCTCTGAACAAGCTAATAAACAATTAGTTAAAGATCAAACAGATAATGCACAAGCTGGTAAAATTAAATCTGGTGATGGATCAGAGGTCACTAGTGATGTCATTGTAAGAGCAAGACAAATAAGAGATGAATTAATGGCTGGCCAAGGTTCACAAGCTAAGACGGTGTTTTTAGCAAATTTAGCTAGTGGATTGTTAACTGGTACAACAACAAAATCTGGTTTAGGAGGAGCTTTAGAAGTATTTGGTCAAGCATTAGGCCCAGCAGTAAATAATTATGCAACAATTAAATTAAAAGAAAATGAATTAGAAAATGAATTTATGGCTGACGCTTTAGAAATTGCTTTTGATGAATTAAAAGCAAAAAATGCTACTATTGAAGCACCAGATTATCCTGATGCTACAGCAGGTGTTGTAAGAATGTTAGACAGAAATGGAAATCCAATGAACGTCACTGCAAGACAATTAAAAGATAGCACGGTTCAAATAGCGTTTCCTGGACAAGTTGATGATTTTGGTAGACAAGTTTTTGTAACAGTTACTCCAGATCAATACATTTCGTTTAGAACACAAAAAGGTGCAGAAAAAGGTCAAATGGAAACTTTAAGAGATTTATCTGCTAAATATAAAGCTTATCAACTTGGAACAAATACCATAAATATTATTGAACAAGCAATGAGAGACGATAAAAAATTTGCTGGTCCAGCAGGACGATTTAATTTATTTACAACACGTCTTGGAGATGCTTTGAGTGATTTTGGATTTAACATAAGTAGTATAGAAGATGCTGAAAGAACTGCATCTGATTTAAGATCTAAATTAGCTCAAGGACTTGTAAACTCAGGTGAAGCTGAAGATTTAGAAGCAGCTGATAAACTTTTAGATAAACAATTTGGTTCTACATCATCATTAAAAGATAAAATAGAAAAACAATTAGGAACATTTGCGGATCAAACCGACAGTGCAAACCTTGAGAGATTAGCAATTAATGAAACTGTCATGGTTTATGCATTAGCAAACTCATTAAAATCAAAAGATAGGTTAACACAAAAAGACATTCAAATGGCGAAAGAACTAGTTAATGTTTTCCCATTATTAAGAGGTCAAAGAACAGTTGCTAAATCTTTAAGAGCAGTCAATGAAACAATATTGTCAGATATAAGAAGACTGGAAAATGATTATCAAGATATATATTTGGGTGATACACACACAGTTAATCAATACAGAAGAAAATATGGCTTAATAACAGGTGAACAACAAATGGCTGTGCCTGGACTAGAAAATCCTTTCGCAGAAACAGAAACAGAAGATTTATTTAAACAATTAGAGGGTATTTAATGGCTACTAAAGAAGATTTACAAAAAAGATTGGATGATAAATCATTTGATCCATCAAAATTAAATAGAAAACAAAGACAAATTATTGATGAATTAATTAGAAGAGGAGAACTTAAAGGTCCAACAACAGATGAAATTATTAGACAAAGAGGTGTAGCTGCTGAGGAAATAGCGAGAAGAGATGAGTTTTATGCTGATCCAATAGGTGAGGCTTTAGAAGCTGAGGATAGTTTTTTTAAAGGTAGACCAACAGCTGAACTTGCAGGTGATTTATCTGGATCAATAGCTCCATATGTTGCAATGAGAAAAAAAATATATGGTGCAGCTGTCTCTGGTAATCTATGGCAGAAAGGCCCAGGAAAGTTTTTACAATCTGCAATTAAAGTAGCAGATAGATTACCTGGAAGATTTAAATTATTGGGTGGTGCTTTAAAACTAGCAGCTAGAGCTGCTGATGTGCCCTCAAAAGTTCTAGCTAGTCCAGCAGGTAGAGCTGAATTGTATTCAGTGCTTGGTGGTACTGTGGGTGCAGGAACAGGTTCAATAACCTATGACATGTTAAATGAACAAATTGGTGTTAACATAGCCAGTGCAATAACAGATGAGTTTAGAGATTTACCAGATAGAGAAATAGATCAAGATATATTAGCAAACGCAGCAAGAGCCACTCT